GATATAAACCACATCAAGAAAAGGAATAAATTATGAGAGGCGGAAAAGGAATGAAGAAAAAACCAATGGTTCGCAAAATGGTCAAAAAGGCAGTTCCAGTAAAGAAGAAAATGCCTAAAAAGAAAAAGTGAGTATTACTTACAGAGGAATAACTTTTGCCGGGTATTCCAAGCCCAAGCGAACACCCAACCATCCTAAAAAATCCCATGTGGTTTTAGTTAAAGATGGTGGAAAAGATAAGATGATTCGCTTTGGTCAGCAGGGTGCAAAGACTGCCGGTAAACCAAAAAAAGGCGAGAGTCAGGCGATGAAGAAAAAGCGGGCATCGTTCAAAGCTCGTCATGGCAAGAACATAGCCAAAGGTAAAACTTCGGCGGCCTATTGGGCAAACAAAGTGAAGTGGTAAGATGCCCAAAGACGCTTGTTATAAAAAGGTAAAGGCTCGGGTAAAGGTATTCCCGAGTGCTCGAGCATCGCAACAGATTGCCAAGTGCCGTAAGTCCAAGGGACAGGTTCGTAAGACTGCCAAGGGTACATCTTTAAAACGCTGGGGTGATGAGAAGTGGCAAGATACACGAACCGGTAAACCATGCGGACAGGGCAAGTCGAATGAATATTGCCGGCCAACCAAAAGAGTCTCGAGTAAAACACCCAAGACAAAATCGGAGATGAGTAAAAGCCAACTAAAACGAAAGAAGGCTGAGAAATCGAAGGTAGGAATGGGACGAAGAGTAAAACCTGTAAGAAGGAAAAAATGAAATTAGGAGATGCAGTAGCCGGACTCGGAGAACAAACCGAGTGGGTAGTGATTAAGGACTTTATTAAAGAACAGAGGGATATGTGCTTGGTGGATTTTCAGGACTATACTCATGTGGACAATCCGCAGAAGCTTGCCCGTCTATCGGGTGAGATTGCAGGACTGACTCGAATATTGGAGGCGTTGGACAATGCCGAAACTGACACCCCACCAGCAATTTAAAAACGCCCACAGGGCATTGATTAATCGTTGGATTGAAGAATCCGACATCGCAGATACGGAGATCGCCAAGATCGCGATGGAGGATCTTGAGGAGTGGCTGGATGAGGATGTTGTCGATTTCGAGTGCGATATGGTGCTCGATGACGATGACGATGATGAAGAGGAAGGGTAACCTCTACGAGCAGAAGTTTTTCTCGGAAGCCCTCGAGCATGGGCTGGAGGTCTTTGTGCCATTGGGCGATTATCTGCCACAGGACTGCCTGGTGATGAACACGGCAGGCAAGATATTTAAGATTCAGATAAAAGGGACTGAGAGTAAATCGAAGGACAAGGCTCGGGGTGGATTGGGTCGTTATATGGTTACGACCTCGAGTGGATCGACCGGCAAAGAGTCGATAGACTGCACAAAAGTGGACATATTGGTGGCATATGTCGAAGATGAAGACATTTTTTATAACATCCCATGCATGGAATTAGACGGGGCCAAGAGGATCGGATTATATCCTCACAACCCTGAATCTAAAGCTAAGCACGAACAATTTAAGGACAACTGGAAAATTTTTCGGGTTACCTGAGAAAACTGCTTTTTAAACTGCTATAATTGTCACTGGTGGAGCATATCTGCTCCGCAGAGACAAGCAAGAGAGTGCGAACTCTACAACAAACGCAGAAATTATGGCAGAAACAGTTATTAGCGAGGCTCCGGCTGAACAATCGGGAGCAGAAAACAATCAAGTACGAGGCCCACTATCGGTGGAAGATTTGGCGGCATCCTTTGTCGAGCAGGTCGAAACGGATCAGGAGGCTCAACAGGCGGATGAGGCTAAAGCGGAAGTCACCGAGACTCCCGAAGAAGCAGAAGCATCTGCCGACCAGGAAGATGTTCTTTCACAGTCTGTAACCGAGTCTGACGAAGAGGAGGATGAGGGAGAGGATACCGAAGAGGAAGAGGTTGAAGAAGAGGTCGAGGAGGAAACTCCAAAGGCTCTCAAGAAAACTCTTAAACAGATTTCGCGTCTTACTGCTCGAGCAAAATCAGCAGAAGAAACAGTCGAATCGCTCAAGAGTGAGATTCAAAACCTCAAGCAATCAGGAGGCAGTCAATCGCAACCGGCTCAACCCGAATTGGAGAACATTCAATCGTTTGAAGATTTGGAAAATTTAAAGCGGGAAGCACAAGCGGCCAAGAAGTTTGCACTTCAACATATAGGCAAGTCGTTCGTAGAGGTCGATGGCAAGGAATATTCGGATGATGACATTCGTAATATCCTTACCCAGGCTGACGAATACCTTACTGAAAAGATTCCTCAGAGGAGTGAGTATCTAAGGGAAAAAAGCGAGTGGAGTAGAGATACAATCAACACCCATCCGTGGATGGATTCATCGAAAGATGATGATATATCCGAATCGCGAAGAGAAACCTATAACCAGCTACGAGGCCAATACGGCAATGTACTGGACAACCTTCCCAATGGTGACTTTATCGCCGCAACTCTTGTCAGAGGCATTGAAGCATTGAAAAGCGAGCAATCCGCCAAGGCTCCCAAGAAGGTAGTCAAAAAGCGTAAGGCTCCACCTCCAACCGATGGAGGAGATGCATCCCCGCCAATCGAAAACTCGACCACTCGGAAACAGAAAGAAAAGGCAAAAATCCTGGATCGTAAAGGACCACTCTCGGTTAACGATCTCGCCGCATTTCTAGCGGATTAAATTTCTTAAACTTCAAAATTATTTTTAAAAATGCCAACTAACATTGCAACTTCCTATAATGTAACAAGTGCCAAAGGGGCCTTAGAGAATCTCGAAGGGTATCTGAAATCTGTCGAGCCAACAGAAACGCCGTTATATTCTACGCTATCACAATCAGCCGCTCCAAAGGCAACTCTCAACGAGTGGTTAGTAGACTCTCTAGCAGACCCTGAAATCGGTGGGGTAATCGACGGAAATGATCTCGATCTTTCTACTGCTCAAAACTTAATCGACACTCGTGCAAGATTACATAATCGTGTGCAGACATTCCGCGACTACTTTGCGGTATCTCGTCAAGCTGAGATGATTGATGTCGCTCCTAATGGACAGGGTGGATTATTTGCCGCTTCCAAAGCAAAATCACTTATTCAGCTTAAACGCTCTATTGAAACTGCTATCGGATCAGGAAATGATCAGAGTGCAGGTTCAGGTGTAGCCGCCTCGACCCTTTGTGGGTTAGGGATTTGGTCTGACCCAAGTGCGACCGGAAATACATATGATACAAGTGCCAAACAAGCATTCCGTGCAGTTAGTGGATCGCGCGTATCTCTTGGTTCTTTAACTGAGTCAGCTCTTCGCGGATTACTTCAGGCAGTTTACACTGCTAGTGGTGCTAAAGGTTCCTACAAATTGTATGCTGGACCGGCTGTCATGGCGGCTATCACAGATTACACCCGTGCCGCAGTTACCAACAATCCTGTTTACAGTTTCACTCAAGATGTAAGTGGTAAGACATTAGTCGGATCAGTTCTTCATTATGTTTCAGACTGGGGCAGTATCGATATTATTCCTGACCTCTTTTTGGGTCGCGTGAATGGATCGGCTTCCGGTACTGACACTGTTGAAGGTACAGTAAACACGGATCGTGCTTACTTAATTCCTGACGATGACACTGTTTCCCTCAAGTTCCTTGAAGGCATTTCCGTAGTGGATCTTCCTGACAACGGAGGTGGAAAGAGAGCATTCTCTGAGTGTATGGCTACACTTCGCGTAGGTAATCCAAGAGCTTTGGGGTCAATCGTTTAAAACACTTCGGGTTTATTATTGATCATGTTGTTATTGGGGAGCCGGTTTAGGGTTAGACCGGCTCCCCTTTTTCCATTTAAATGAGTCTAAATATCATCGTAAGGGGAGGTAAGAAAAGCAGATCGTCACAGGACGAAATCGCTTATTATCTTCGTAAGCATAACGAGCAAGCCGCAGTCAATGAAAAGGCTGGGTATGCACAACGCCAAAAGCAGGCCCGCAAGGCCGCCAAAGCGTTTGAAGGAGGCAAAGGTGACCTCCGACTTGCTCGGGTAACAGACTTAACCACATATGTCCGCCATGAGCAGGAAAGACCTGGATGCTGGGCAGACAAAGGATTCCGTAAGGACTTCGAGAAATCAAACCCCGAGTGCAAAGTTAAACACTAATTATTTTATATTATGGCAAATTACGCGACCGCAACTTACTCTCAGTTAAAATCTAGATTTCAGGCTTTAGCTGGACTAGAATCACTTCAAACTACTGATGCAAGTTTCCTTCGAGATTTAGTAAATCGAAGGGCTAGACTTGCTCACGAACGATATCCCTGGCCTCAGTTCACCATAATTGGTGAAAGCGTGGCAGTGGTGACTTCAGATGCAAATCGTCTTCGCGTCTACGGGACATCTAATAAATTGGATAACGATGCCAATGTTGTTTTCCGTATTCATAAGGCTGATCCATCGTCCACCAGGTATCCTGAAGAATATACATTTTTTACAGAATTAGATTCCGGCGGATATCCAAGTGTAAAAATCATTGAACCAACAGCATTGAATGGAGTGAATGTTTTTGTCACCTATCGTAAAGATTTGCGTGGGGAGATAAATTCGGGATCAGCAACTTCAGGATACTATGGTGATGAGGCCGGAGATGAATCCGATGTACCAAACTTTCTTTTGGACTACTTGGTGCAGGGCAGTTATGCCGATTTCCTTCGTGGAGACGGCCAGACAGAAAAGGCGATGGTAGAAGAGCAAAATGCTGAAATGATTTTGGTAAAAGAAATCGACATGGTTCGTGAACAAGGTCGGCAATTTAGAAATGACATTCTTCAATATCGTGCTCCATCCCAATTCCGTAGACACAACATTCAGGCAGGTGGATCACCTGTAGCCGGTGCTGGTGTGGATAATGTTCAATAATTATTGATGGCAAGAACCGTTACATTTGAGTCGCTTGAAAAACGCTTTAAAATGGCGGCAGGTTTGGCGACTTTAACTGAAGTAGATGAGTTTTTCTTCAAGGAATCTTTAAACAGTCGAGCACAGACAGCCTGGCATCGTTGTAAATGGCCTGAACTGCTCAAACTGGTAGAGAAGTCAGTCGGATCGACTACTAATCCCACAGCAGACAAGGCAGTACAGATCGACAATGATTTAAATATCATGGAGATCCACCAGGTTTATACGAAGAATCCATTCACAGACAGCACGGCGGTATTGTTAGATTTTAAACTACTGGACGGATACTTGATTCTACAGGCAAACAGTTCGGTCACATCTGTCTTTATTGTAGGGACCGCAGTTCGCCCAACTTATGGAAAGGATGCAGGAGAGGAATCGAATGTGCCTGACTTTTTAGCTAACTACCTGGTGGCCGGCGGACTCAGCGACTTTCTTCGTGGAGACGGACAGACAGAGGCCGCTATGCAGGAAGAGAATAGAGCGGAAGAATATCTCGCACTGGAAATTGATCGGGCAGAACGCCTGCAATCGCAAAACAAAATAACCTTTAACACTTATCCGAGCTACTCGTTCGGCATTTCAGTTTTAACCACATCATAAAATGGGCATATCATCATTCAATATTCAGAACAGCATGGGAGCAAATGGTTGCACCTATGTTAACGGCACAGGAGCAACTACAGGCGACTTCATCGCAGTTCAGTTCACTGAGGATTCAGTGTTAGGAGCAATTACGGGACAAATGGATAATTCGTCCGACTTGGTTGGTGATTATATTACCTTCAGCCAGGGTCAGGTTTTGTATTTACCATTCACCAGCATAACTCTTTCGAGTGGTAGTGCGATCCTCTACAAGGCTTAAATAATGCCTTACTTCGGTCTAGGACTTCACATAGGTGATTATGATCCCGACTCAGTGGTCGGACCTGTCATTGATGGAGTTCTTCGAACTGAGGCTGGAGCATTTTTACAAACAGAGGCTGGAGCATTCATTCGATTTGAAATTCCACCTTATTTATCCACCGAGGCAGACGAAGTCTTACTTACCGAACTAAGCGAACCAATCTTAACTAATTAAATAAAATGGCTAATAAAAAAATAACTGATCTCAGTGATCTTCCATCACCCGCCGGGGCAGATGTTTTACCAATCGTTGACGATGTAAGCGGATCACCAGTAACTAAAAAAGTAACTGTAAATAATTTAATAGCACTTGCCCCCCAAGGTGACCTAATCGCAAGCAACAATCTTAGCGATGTGGCGAGTGTAGCGACTGCCCGCACCAATCTCGGTTTAGGCGATGCGGCCACTAAGACTGTTGGAACATCAAATGGTAATGTAGTAGCTTTAGATTCGACAGGATTACCCGCAGTAGATGGTAGTCAGTTAACAGGCATAACAGCGACCGATAGCACAAAATTAGCTATCGCAAGCAATCTATCAGACTTGAACAATGCAGCGACTGCCCGCGCCAATCTCGGTTTAGGTGATGTGGCTACCAAGACAGTAGGTACAGCCGACACAAATGTGATCGCGGTATCAAGCGGTACGGTTGACCTGGGCGGTAATAAGCTCGAAGACTTTGACGCATCTATTAACGAGCAGACAGGAACCACCTACACGCTAGTAGCGGGAGACAACGGAAAGGTGATTAAGTTCACCAACGGATCTGCAATTACGCTTACCCTGCCAAGCGGATTAGGCGAAGGATTCAACTGTACAGTCATACAATACGGAGCAGGGCAGATTACCTTTTCAGGAACTTTCTATAATCAGTCATCGCACACAAAGACCGCAGGGCAGTACGCTGTGACGGGATTGATCAGTTGCGTGGCAGATTCATTCGTTCTAGCGGGCGATACAGCTTCCTAAGTCCGATGACTTTCATACTTCCAAGTTTCGGAGCCTCGGCTATATCCGCAGTACCTGGTGGTGGCGGTGGTGCTTCGTTTTCGAACGGGTATGCACTCAGCTTTGATGGGGTTGATGACTATGTAACAATGGGCGCGCCAAGTTCTTTGGATATTACAGGCGATATGACGCTTTCGATTTGGGTCAATACTAATCAAAACACTCAGTATACAGCGTTATTCTCAAAGCGTAACGGATCGGGGAGACAGTTTTACTTTTATCTTAGAAACGATAGTGTGAATAAGAATTTAAGTTTACAGACAGAACCTTCAGGAGGTTCATTGTCTTCGATGAATACTTCGGGTAATCCCGTTACATTGAACACATGGCATCATGTTGCCGCAGTCATAAACTCAGGAGTAACCAATGGTACTACAATCTATGTAGATGGTAATGCGGTAGGGACAGGTACTATGACGCTAGGAAGCAATTCTACCGCACCTTTAATTATAGGTTCTTCGACAGGAACAGGAAACTTCTTTGAGGGGCTACTTGATGAAGCTGCGATTTTTAATTCTGCACTGTCAACTTCGGATGTGGCTACTTTGTACAACAGCGGAGTACCCGGAGATATATCATCATTGAGTCCTCTCGGATGGTGGAGAATGGGCGATAACGAAAGCGGAACAGGCACAACTATTACTGACCAAGGAAGCGGAGGAAACGACGGTACGCTTACAAACGGACCTACCTACCACGATTTAAGCACAGCACCTGACAGCATCTATGTTGCGTAATTAATAATTATGAGCAGAAATTATGTAATCATTGACGCATCGGAAGTAAGTTCCGTTGATTTTGACCAAATCCTAGAAACCTCGGCAGATACGCTTAGATATAATGTAAGTCCTGCGGGTACTAAGACCTTCGTAAAGTTCGAGGGTGAAACACCTTCGTTCCTAGCGGGTAAAACGCAGTACACACATTCCGAGATGCTTGAGATTCTAGCAGGCGAGGAATGGACTGCACCGATTGAGCCTTAATGATCTATGCACTCTTGGCACTTACTCTACTAGTTGGATGTTCGCTTCGTTCGACATATCCGACATTAGGCGGAGTGATTGGCGGATCAGCAGGAACCCTTGTCGGTGGCCCTGTAGCAGGAGGTTTATCCGCTGGTGCCGGTGTACTCGCAGGGGAAGCCTTAAAAAATGCAGATGCACTCGTAGAGGCCGAGGAAACGATTGAGGCTTTGACTCATGGCGATGTATCTGCCCTGGTAGCCCAGGGAATGGCCGAGCATCAGAGCGGATTTGCTGAATTTACTTCCTACATAAAAAGAATCCTAATCGGAGCGGCAGTGCTTCTAGGATGTTACCTGGCAATCCCTATTTTTGTGGCGAAAAGATGTGCCAAAACAGAAGTCACTCGATCCACCACTCGACCTCCCTTCCCTCGACCTTCCGATCAGAAATGAAAAACTTAATTCTACTAAAAAAGAAATTCGAAACACTCCCAAAGCGAGGCAAAATGATTACTGTATTTGTAGCTTTAATAATCGGAATCATCGTACTCGACTGCCTATTTAAATGATGATTGATCGAGTGTCAGTATTAGGAATGTCAGGCACGGCGGCCACCTTTGGTCTGTCTGCATTTGACTCGGTGATCGGAATTGCAGTGGGCTTAGTGACCTTAGTCTATATGTCGTTAAAACTGTATCAGGAGTTAAAGAAGTGAGTAGATACAGATCATATGGCAAGCTAGACGATCCATTCGTGACAGAAGGGGACACTTTCTTTCTTCGGATGAATAATCGCTTGCGACCAAATCAGTTAAAACCCGGTGAGGTAGCTCTATCGAAAAATGGTCGCATGAATGACGATGGGACTTGGCAACCACGCAAAGGTTTATCGACTCTATTCGGATCGATCACATCGGGAACAGATGCCATTCGTTTACCTTATGTCATTCTATCAGCATCCCGATCATCGGGAGTGGTAACAATCGTATTGGATGACACTCCGAGTTTATCATTTATTCCAGGCGAAAATATAACTGTGGCGGATTTAGGTTTTACTACTGATAGTCCTAATGGCACTTTCCCTTTAGAATCAGTAAATTTCACTACTAAGGTTATAACTTTTATTTCAAGCTCGTTTGTAGAACACAATGGTGTCTTTTACAAATGTTTACAGGATAATATCAGTTCAGCTAGTAATGAACCAGGAACTTCTGGAGGTTCATCTTTTTGGTCAAGCGATACAAACGCTAGTGAAGCTCCGACATGGTCAAATTCGTCAGTTTCTTACAGCGGTCCAGGCGTTAATGATACTTTCACAGCATCAGTCGGAAACACATCCGTCTGTTCCGCCGGCAATTCCATCGCAACAACTTTAAATTTTACGCTTAACGATGATGGAGTAAATGCAGTTTATGGATCAGCAGTTTACAGCGATGCCTCATCGAATAATGACGATTATATTTTTTCGGCCACCAATAATCTTGCAGTCATCATTCGTCTGAAAGACTCAGCACTTTTCAAATGCCGGTACGAAGCGGGAGGGGAAACTGTGGATGGACCCGTAGGGATGACTCAGGGATTCGACAAGATGTTTATCTTCCGCTCCCGTAAGACCACTCTTTCAGCAAGCCCGGCACTTAATTCAATCGGTATATCATCTGCCTCCCAATCGGGTCAGACGATTACTGTTAATACATCCACGAATCATGGACGGGTAACCGGTGACTTTGTCACGCTGACTAACCTGGGAGCTTGGACTGTAAATCCGAATGACTGCTATCAGATTACAAGGATAAGTGGCACTCAGTTTACTGTCACAATGGCATCTTCACAGACTGCTACATTTAATGTATCAGGAGCACAGGCTGAATATTTTGAAGATTTCACTCGGGTAGATCGTGGAACTTATACAGCACCACAGTATCTTACCGATACCACCGCCACAGCATCTAGTGGAGTGGTGACGATGGATGTGGTAAATCATGGGTTGGAGATCGGAAATGAGATCACTATTAGAAATGGATCATCTCCGTTCGATTTATTCGTAAATCAAAATGCGATTGTTACCAGCACACCCACTGCTGACCAATTTACCTTTAATCTTGGAGTTGAGGATGGAACAGCATCCCTTACTGCCTCCCGGCAACTAGCAATCGGAAAAGGATTCATCCATATGCCGGCGGCTCCCTGGGGGCAGTTTCATCAGCGTAGGCTATGGGTTCCTTATTGGTTTACCTCGGACGCATCTCCGACTGATCGTAATAATCGTTCGGAGATTGTAGCCTCTGACATCCTTGACTCAGATACCTATGATCGAATTGGTAATCAATTTACTATAACCGCTGGTAAAAGCGATTTCCTGGTAGGCATCCAACCATTTACTCAGGACACTCTTGCGATATTTAATCGTAAATCGATCCACCTGATGACAGGCGTAAGTGGATCTCTTGCCGATGTAAAAACCAATGTGGTAACCACTGAGATCGGATCATCTGCCCGTAAGTCAATCGTTCAGGTGGCCAATCAGATTCTATTTCTTTCGGATCAAGGGATATATGCAGTTGAGTTCATGGATGAATATAATTTACGGGGAACAGGCACACCTTTATCGGAATCCATCCAACCATTAGTGGACCGAATAAATCAGGACTATGCCCACCTCTCATGTGCCGTCTATTTCGACTCGAGGTATTGGCTTGCAGTTCCATTGGATTCAGCACATGGACGGGGAGATGCCACTAAGCTCAATGCGATCATCGTATATAATTTTATCAACGGAGGATTTGAATCCATCGATCAGGTAAACTCCACTGAGTTTGCTATCCGCGATCTGATCGTTGCCCGCGAAGGAGCACAGAACGCTCTATATTTAACTACTGAAGAAGGTGGCGTTCATAAGGTGGATGGTTTTGAGGGAGGCGATGTTGTTTCCCTAACCGCCGGGCAGGCTCAATCGGAAACAATTCCAGTGGTCAGTCAGTTGACCACCAGGCAGTACGATGCTGACTCAATGGATCGTAAAACCTTCAGCCGAGCCGAGCTTCATGTTAAATCGAATACGGGCTTTTCGACTGATGGTAATATTCAGTTTATCACCGAAGATCCAGATTCTACCACCCAATCCACAAGCATATCAACCTTGCTCGGTAGTAATCTCCCTGACTCAGAAGAGGCATCGGTAAGGCTTAGAGTTAATAAAAGAGGATTCGGAGTACAGGCAGACTTTCAACCAACCAATGGCAGACCCTATCTTCGGTCCGCCAAAGTGGACGCTAGAATTACAGATCGATCCACCACATCAGTTTCATAGGAGAAATAAATCATGGCAGTATTACAAACAGGACAATCATTCTCATCAGGCGATCAGGTTACCGCAACTAAGTTGGAAGATATAGCCAACTTGGCAACCTTTCGAACAGGTGCGAATCAGACCGCAGATGATTCCACCATTCAGGTCGATGGATCGGGTGGATATTTAAAGGTTAAATCGGGAGGCATTAGTTCCAACGAACTAGCGACTGACTCAGTCATTACTGCCAAGATACAGGATGATGCTGTAACATCTGACAAGCTTGCCCACATATCAAATCTCAATGTGCTTGGTAATGTGAGTGGATCGACCGCCGCACCTGAAGGTGTAGAGATCAAAGATGAGGATGACATGATATCTGATTCACCAACTGCTCTTGCAACTCAGAAAAGCATTAAAGCTTATGTTCAGAGTGCTACTTCTAGCATTACTCAGACCTATGATTCAGGTTGGGTGAATACTGTAGGAGCAATCAGTTTGGCAAATAATGCACAGCTTACATTTAATCACAACCTTGGTGAGAATGCAGTAATTTTTAGAGTATTTGTCGCATCCAACTCAAATGGGGCAAATGCCTTTCAGGCTGATGGTATTCAATTGGATGCTAATAATAATCAGATCTTCGGATGTCAGGTGACAAGCACTACAGCAAATTCGGCTACAGTTTGGTGTAGTAATTACGGAGTTTTAGAGTGGAAAGGGGCAGCTTGGCCCGGCGATCCTTCAAGTAATGGAGCATCGATTGAAACATTTGGCTCGGGTGCGGCATCTTACATCAGGTTTATAGCTAGTATTTAAGGAAAAGATATGAATAAAACAAAAGATCCATTGGCAGAGGCCGCTCGGCTTTTAAATGAGAATGCTCCCGAAGGTGAGTCACTCGCCTACATAAATTCCGCAGAAGCAGAAATGCTCAAGGATGCCGGAGGGGCGGGCGAACCTGTAAACAGTTCGGGCGTTCCATCTTATTTCTTACAGAAGCTCTTTGGTGGAGGAAAGAAACCACCTCCCATGCCCGAGTTTAATGTCGGTAAGTCTGCTCGCGATTATGTAGATGCGATGTCCTCCCCTGAAATTCAGGGCAAACTTTTACAGACTCGTCAACAGTACGATCCGCAATATCAGGATTTGCAGATAAGCCTCGCCCAGCGAGCCGCTGATCCGATGGCACAGCTTGCGGAATCAAATGCTATGCGAGCACAGGACTTTGGCGCACAGATGGCCGAGCGTCAGGCAGGTTCTGATATATCAATGCTCAATCGATTTGGAGCGGATTTAAATCAGGCTTATCGCTCATCCGATCCGCTCATGCAGGCTCGCGTGGAACAGGCAAATCAGTTAGCCGACCAGGCATTTAGAGAGTCGCAGATTCAGGACTTATCTCCTGAAATGAGAAGACGGGCGACTCAATCGGCTCGGGAGGGATTGGTGGCTCGAGGCAGGGACATGGACAATGCGGCAATCGCGGCCGAGGCGATGAGCAGGGAGGATTATTTACGGGACATCATTCGCGAGAATCGAGACGATGTGATGAAGCTTGGCGGTTATGCAATGCGAGGTAACCAGGTTACCTCTGTCGATCCAATGGCCATGCTTAGAGGTGGAAGTAATTACACCCAGCAAGGCTTTGGCGAAAGGGCGGCTTTATTCGGAATACCACAGGAGCAGTCAACCAGGATCAATCCTGATGCCGGAGTAAATATCGGATTACAGGATAACGCAAATCGTGCAAACTACCTGGCAAATACTTATGCGGCTCGTGAACAGGCGGCAAGCGGAATGGCGAGTGGATTGATGGGAGCCGCAGGTTCAATAGTAGGCGGATTCTTAGCGGGAAGGAATAATTGATATGGCAATCGGCGATACAGTACAGGCGGGCTTGGGACGGATGGACTTCTCAGCCTTTCAGACAGCAGGGGCGGCACAGGCTCGAGCGAATGAGGCATTCGGTAATGCACTCGGACAGGCGGCCACCGCATACTTTGCAGGGAAGAAGAAGAAGGAGCAGAAGAATGCTCTAAAGGAATATCTCATGCGAAATGGTGCTAATGAGGAGGATGCAAATGCGATGACCAAATCTCCCCAAGCATTAGAGATGTTTAATCAGAAGCTTGCCCGTGACCAGCAGATGGACATTGCCAAGTTACGGGTCGCCGCTCAAAGGGCAGAAGGTGGTGCGAATAGAGCACAGGTGGCGGCTAAAATGGAAGCTGAACAAAAGAAAGAACAGATAGCTACAGATTTTAAACAAAAGTTGCTATCGGAAACAGTAGACCCAGCAGTACAAGCAAACTTTGAACAGGCACAACCAGGATTATTTGCATTGGGAGGCGATCCGACTCGGAGGAATCAATTTTTAGAGGCTCAAAGGGATCAGCAACCAAAAGTAATTGCTGGCGAACTTGGATCTTCTGATTTCGCGAGGTTTGCTCAAGACAATCAACTTGATCCCAATTTGGCCTATAATAGGTTTATTAAGCTACAAGAGGCAGAGGCAGATTTAGCAGAGTCAAATAGAATAGACCCAAAAGATGCAATTGACCTTAAAAATAAGGAAGAGACAACAAGGCAATTATTTGACAAGCCGTTAAACGATCTCAGTGCTAATTTCGATAAAAATAAACAAGTACAAGATTATAAAAATGTCGTTATATCTTATAATACGATAAGTTCAGCGGCAGAAAACCCGTCAGCCGCGGGTGACCTAAGTTTGATCTTTCAATACATGAAAGTTCTTGATCCTGGTAGTACAGTTAGAGAAGGAGAGTTTGCTAACGCACAAAATGCCGCAGGAGTGCCTGATCGAATTCGTAATTTATTTAATAATTGGTCAAAAGGGCAAAGGCTTGACGAGAATCAAAGGCAAGATTTTATTACCCAAGCTAAAAAAATAGTAGATGCTAGAGGTAAATCTATTGATCCCTTAATACGCCAAACTAGGCAAAAGTTTGACAGAACAATTAATAAGCAAAACCGAAATCTAACACCCGATCAAGCTGACTTACTTTTTGAGGAGGTAATATTCCCTGACATTAAATTACCTCAAAACGCGCAATCAAAAGGACAACCCCCTCAAAACCAAGGTTCCTCTCCACCGCCCTTTCAACCGACACAATTACCAAGTGGTGGAAGATTTACTCCCATAAGATAATGGCTAAGTACGAGATTAGTCACCCCGAGCTACCACAATTGCAAGGGATATTGGAATTGGATGATGGCGTGGAACCATCGGAACAGCATTTTTGGGAAGCCGCTAAAACAGTGGTTCGGCCATATGGTGCATCGCAATTATCAGACAACGCTAAAATCGCCGCATATAAAAATGGATTCTTCGATACACCAAGCACACCTATTCTTGATGTGGAAGATGATCCTGAGACAATTCAAAATGAAGAGCAACCTGGTATGCTTTCAAGTCTTGGAGATATGGTCAGTAAGCTCGGCACAAGAATCGATCCATTAACATCTCCCTATTCCAAAGTATTACAGTTAGACGATGAGCCTGTAGCTTACGATAAAACTGAAAACTTAGAGCAGTTCCGAGTGGCAGGGAAATATCTTTTCGGACTACTTGATAATCAGGAAAGTTTGAGCGATCTAGGTTTTGATCCAATTAGCGAGGCATTGAAGTATACAGGGATGCCGTTTTACACCAAAAACAAAGATGCCCGAGGGCGGGTAAAAGCCGCCGCTATGGATTATGCCACCGATAATATTAAGGCATCGGCAGGTATGGGAATGGCAAGGGCATTTAAGACTCCTGAGTTTTTGCTCGAAGGGGGTGCATACCTTGCAAATAAAATTACACTGGATGAGGAGGATGACGAAGAAATCCTAGATTATGTAAACTCGGCTATCGGGTTTGATAAAGTAAATTCAGAGTATGAAACTGCCGCTGAATTAGCGGCATGGGTAATGGATAATCCTGTCGATGCAATAAAAAGCACAGTCGGAATTGAGCCTGAAAAAATGTCATTCAGTTCACAACTTGAGCAGGATATTCGTACAGGCTACCAGGAACCAAGTGAGGGTGTCGGTTTAGCATTTGAGATTGTCGGAGATCCTTTAAATCTTGCAGGTGCTCCTGTAGCCAAGGCCGTAACCTCTCCAATGAGAATTGGGCTTAAAGGCAGAATGCTTAAAACTCTTACAGATGTTCAGCAGAAAACAATGGAACTTACAAAGTATCAAAACATACTTAAAAAGTTGCCGGATGATGCTTTGGTTAAGGGTAGGGTAGCACAACAGGCTGAAAGAGTTGCAGGCGAATTAGCAGAACAGCAAAAGATTTTACAGAAGTATGGTAGCAACTCGCTACACCTTCGACTTATGGGGAAAGCCTCACCCGAAACTCTCGGCAAGGTGGCGATGGAAACATTTGACCAGTCAACCGATGCCGGAAAGATGGGTATGTCATTAGTTCAGGAGGCGACAAAGGCATCCGATCAGATGAGCAAACTCCGTAGAGTTGCGAACACTGCGGCCAAACTCAATCCTGAGATTGCCGGTGCTACTGTAGGAGGGTTAGTGGCTGGACCTGTCGGAGCAGTTGCAGGTGCTACTATACCGACTGTCATAAAAGTGGCGCGACTTATATCCTTCATGCCTGAAAATGTGGCAACTCGTTATATTATAACGGCCGCACAAAATGCTGGTGAGGAGATAACCGAACAGGCGGCTCGCCAAAGATACAGAAATTACAGAAATATGCTTGGCACTGCCCTGGGTCTAGGTTCTGCCGCAGGGTTTGCCATTGACTCGGATGCATTAGGTGGAGGAGCAGGTATAGCCGCACTTTCCACTTTACTTGGACCCAAAGCATTATCCCTGTTCGATAACATCGCAAGAGATGCCCGAGTAGTCGGATCAGAACTTACTCTCGCAAGAACGGGCGATCATACACCATTCTTCCGTAGACTTTCTATGCTCCCAACTCCCGATCAAGGACTCGCTGGAGCAACGATGGATAAATTTAATATCCTTATGAAACCTGGTCCTGAAGGATTAGTAAGTAGAGTAGGGGATGCTATTGCTCAAGGAGGTAGGGCATCAGTGAAAGAGGTAAATCCATCGGCACAACCTTTTAGGGTAGGACCAGGTGGAGAGAAAATCGGGCAAGCCCCAACCATATCAGGTGCGACTCAAAAGGTTGCAAACTTTTTAGACAAAGCCGGACCTTTCGGTAGAATAGGATCTCCTGTTGAGTCTATGGGCAGATTTGCCACAGGCATGGCAGTCGGTGCGGCGATACCTTCGACTATAGGCTTTGTGGCATCAGGAGGGCAGGCAAGTGGTGCTGTGGCAGGTGCAGTCATGTCAGCACCTTTCACTGCACTCGGAACAGGTGCAGGAATGTATCAGAACTATAAGACCAAGGGCGATCTTTACGCCAAGCAGATAGGCGATATTCAATACTATCGTGAGCATTTAACTAAAAACGAAAGAGAAGAATTTGATGCCTTGCCGGCTAATATAAGAGCAAATGTTGCAGGCTACAGTTTATCCCATCCCGATGTTGTATTTAAACAGACAAGCGAAGGGGAGGGAGGATTTAATCCTGTAACGATGGAGGTATCCTATAATCCTAATGGTACAGGATTTTTAAAGGGTACTATGGCACATGAGATTACGCACTTCATGGAAGTCCACGGACTTACTCCAATGGTTAATCGAATACTGTTTGGCGATCAAACGACTAAGACACCAGGTGAATTTGCGTCCTACGATAAAGATGGAAACATCGTTTACACCGATGAGTTTATGCAACTTAGAGACATCTATATGGATCGTCTCCGAAAGGATACATCACTAGACCCCGATGCTGTTGCCGAATACGAAGCTAATCCACAAAAAATCGGCAGAGAAATATTTGCCGACCAGGGAGCCGATTTTCTTTTAACCGGCAAACGGGAGAAAGCACTCAACCAAGGACCAGTCGGAAAGCTGATGCAGGAAACTTTAAAAGGTATCACAGGCGTATCCTTTCTTCGAGACTTCCTATTGAAGATGAATCTCCCACTCAATGCAGATGGAAAGTTTATCACATCGACAGACCTCTTTAAAGGTAAGCTCCGAAAGATCCCCGAGTTACAGAATTTAATAGAAAAATATTACAAGGATGTCCGAGGATTAAAGAAGGCACAGATTGAAGGTTCAGAATACACTGATCCCTTTACCGGCAAAACCCGCAAAGAAGAAGGCAAGAAACCAATCGATGATGAGTTTGAAACTCTGTACTCAGTGGAAGATCAGAAAAACCCCAATGTGGTCGATAAACTAAACACTGGTGGAATATTTAAAAGTAATCCACAAACAGGAGAGATCGAAAAAGATGCACTGGGTAATCCAATTCGTATGACTAAAGGTGAGGCTGAAAAAGTTTCACAGGCCGCTGGTGATCATGCCGCAGATGTATTAAAAAGAAATGGCATAGAAGTCGAAACCAACGATAAAGGTCGGCCATTTGTTAAAGACTTACCAGCACTCAGCGAAGCAGTTATTGATCAACTCGCCAAAGGACCAATTCATCCTAGACAATTAGCCGGCCTTCGTGAAATCTCCCGAGCATTAAGAGAAGGAGACGGAGAAAGGGCAGGAATGCTTATTGGTTATTATGCCGCCACACAGGGAAGAAAAGCAAAGGCTGTACCATTTGCCATCCGTACAACCATGCCATTCGGCTTCGAGCTTACCGCACAAGGTAACATTCTTGTCCGCCTGCATGATGTCGATCAGATACAAAAGAATTTAAAATTCCTCAAAGGCGAGAAACAACCCAAGAAATTACCCAAAGAACTAGTCGGAATGTACGATGAACTATTTGGAAACGACAATGCCGTTTGGGACGCATTTGCTCTGTATAGACAGAATACCGCCAACGGCATTGACGGCAGGACAGGACTAGATTCCGATCCAGTCATCGCAAATAAGAAATTGAACTTTCTGAATGCATTGCATGGAGGGATCACCAAGTCTCAAGTCGCTATGAATCCTGTTCTCAATGCAATCGGATATCAGATGGCAGGCATTAATAAAAAGAACAATCCATTCGGTCCAGCCACTAAAACATTCCGATTAGATCGAGTATTCAATGCACAACGATCAGGGAGAGCATCGCCCGTAAACGAGCAAAGAGTAATTAACTTAATGTCTCCACAAGGACAGAAACTTTATACTCCCAAACCCGAAGCCGATGTGCAGATTACCGACAAGCTCTTCATGCCGATGTCGAAGGAGGAAACGATATTTGCAGAAGTGATGAGCGATTCTAAGTTCAAAAGTGATACAAAGAGAAGAGCGGAAATGATTAGGCGGGGAGTGCCACAGGATCGTGATTTATTAGAACTCGGTCAGGAAGTCAGAAAGAAGTTAGGTATATCTCCCTATGAATCAATTAAGGATGCGTACAAGGAGGCAAAAAGCCAAGACAAGCTCTTCATGCCGGCCTCCGAAGCGGGTGCGGGGAAGGGGAAGCAAGCCGAGGCCGCAGATTTAGATTTTAAAATTAGCACAAGAAATCCTACCGCTAAGAATGCGACTGAAAATCCAATCGCAGAAGATTTAATAATCAATACAGCATCGATTGCAGATGATGCTACAATGTTGGAATCTCATGCTTTAGCACTTCAGGAGTACCCTGGTATAAAGAAAAACTCTAAAGTGCCAAAAAGAATTATAGATAGGTTTGTGGACCATGTGGTAGACAATCTTTTGTACCTGCACGACCAGGTTCGGCCTGAAGTCAGAGATCGATCTAAACTTTGGTACGATGGTGCTAGAAATATTACCGAGAAGTGGAATCAACAATATGGTAATGATAAACAATCAATTGCCGCCGCATTAGCTTCCTTATCTCCACAAAAAGACTGGTTTATGAATGTAGACTTAGCCCGCAGAATGCTTGATATCTATAAAGATCAATCAGGCTTTGCGTTCGATAAAGCTATGGCTAAAAAATATATTCAGCTTTTCGAAAAAGGTATCGGTAAAAAGAAAGCAACCGAGATCGCAGAGGCTATGGTTGGTAAAACTTTAAACGAGTTGCAAAGCGATTTTGAGCAAGCCGCTTTTATTCGCTCATACGATGAAGTTTATAATCCAAGAGAGTACCAGGTTGTTTCTCCTGAAGGAGATTTTATCGGACTGGCAAAATCATTAGATGGAGTAAATAAAAAAGTAGCGTGGGGCAGTATGACGGAAATTTCCAAGGCTGTTAAAGTTTTAAGAAATCCATCTAAGGAAAGCATTTCAACTGCTTTAGGTAACGCTCATAAAATCAGAAACTTTTATAATAATATCCTTCTTCCAAATGCAGATGAGTTTTCTGTAACGATTGATACCCATGCTATTGCCGCCGCTTTACTCAGACCATTAGCTGGTGCAGATTTAGAGGTTGCAAATAATTTCGGATCAAAGCCTAAAGGTGCAAAACGAAGTATTAAGAATAGTTCTGTAAAAGGAATTAGTGGCACATATGGAATATATGCAGATGCATACAGGAAGGCCGCAAAAGCTCGAGGTATTTTGCCTAGAGAAATGCAAAGCATAACCTGGGAGGCAGTTAGAGGATTATATGAAGCTAAATGGAAAACAAAATCTAATAAGGCTAAAATTGACAATTTGTGGAAAAAATACGAGAATGGAGAACTAACTTTAAATGAAACAAGAGAACAAATCCTTGAAGCCGCAGACGGAATCAGAGAACCTGAATGGGTTACAGAAAGATCCGATAGTGGAACAGATGGAGGTAATGAATCTTCCAATAAATCGGAGGAATTATATCGGTCTGAGTTGGGGGGATCGGAATTACGAGCCAACCCCCGAGGAGGAAGAACTAATCCCCGAGGTTCTAAAGAAGTAAACTTCTTGCCGGCTGGAAACTTTTCTAGCCAACCCGCCAATCGCATTACCCGCCAAGCACCCGCTATGCCTGGTAATCGGTTCATGCTACCTGCGGCTACAGCAGGTGCTAAATCTGCCGAGCGATTTCGCTAATTAGGCACTGATATCCCTCTATATCCGCAAACAAGCCCTTGCGTTAATTAGGTATTAATTTCTGCCAATTTCTGCCGTTTTAGGGTTGATCTTGTGAATATCTGTGCCAAAATTAACGCAAGCAGTTGCATGATATATTTATGAAAAAAGGCAAGAAAAGATGGATTAACGACATGGCGTGTACCTTGTACTATCGGGGTATGACCCGTAAGTGTTTTGGTGAGGATATCGATCACTTGAAGCAACGAGTGCCATTAGCGATCCAACGCGAGTGGAAACTACGGGCTAACATGAATACGGACTTCATGCATAAACTATCGTCAAACGAGTATAGAGGGTATACAATAGCTCTTACTGGTGAACGCATTAATTACATCATTATCGACCGAAAAGACCTTGTTAAAGAGGCCGCCAAGCTACTCGGTCAAATTGGTGGCCAGGCAGGAACAGGTAAGAAAAAAGTTCGAGGCGATTCAAATTATTATCGAGTTTTACGAATGAAAGGTGTAGAGAAGAAGAAACAAAAAATGCGTGAAAACATAAAAACAGATAGTTATGAATAATTTTCATGTACGAAATTGAAAGATTAATGTACTTTTTATTGACAAGTTGCGTGTATGTTGATTTAAAGCGGTATAGTTTAGCAAGTGATGGGCTAAACAAGTTCTTTTACAATACATTTCATAACAATAACCGGCGGATTAATTGCAGAACTGTTTCGCACAATATGCATTATCTAATTTTTTGCGACATTTCTGAGGGATAACTAAGTTTAGTTTTTTTCCGCCGGTGACTTATTCACATCGGCAACATGGAAAATAACCCACTAAACAACTACCACCCAATACTTTTATCAAAGGAAGAAGTCAAAGAAATCTTCCGCTTAGGTTCTGACAGAAGTCTTAGAGACCTAAAAAACGAATACGGCCTTCGTAAGAAGGGCAGGCATTACCTGGCCAAAGATGTCCGCAGGGCAATCCATGAAATGGAAATGGATCAGGCGGCATGAAGCTTACTATCGGAATAGACCCCGGCAAGTCAGGTGGCTACGCAATCGGTTGGGATGGATTGGCTAATATTCATCTGCATAAGCTCGAGGAGGACTTCGAATTTGTCGAGCACATGAAGGAGCTAAAAAGGCATCCTGATGTTGAATCGATAGAGGCAGTGGTTGAATTGGTTCCTCCGTTTGCCGGCAAAATGATCCCAAGTTCAGCCAGCTTTAAGCTAGGATTTTCATGCGGATTCTTACATGGCGTTCTCCGCATGGCCGAGATTCCTTTTACCCTTATCCGACCACAGGAGTGGCAGAAGGGGCTGAGTGGGCTGAGTGGTCTGACATCGAATAAGCGTAAGAAGGTTTTAATGAATCACGCAAAACAATTTTTCCCTACTACCAAGGGACTCACTCTCAAAACAGCCGATGCGGTTCTTATCCTTCGGCATTTTTTACTAAACACCTAATGGGCGTTCACCCGTCAAAATGAACATAGAAAGATAAATAACATGGCAATATTAACACAATCATCTAACGGAGAAGGACCGATCACAGGTTGGTCGCTCGAACCATGCAGACCAGGGCAGTACCTAGCGATCTGCTTGGAGGTAAAAGATAGCTTCGGCATACAGCGTCCTAAGTACGAAGACCCTTCTCAGATCGAAACACTCGATGTCTGCCGGTTTCTTTTCGGAACTCAGGACGGGCAATTGGTTCAAACAGGTGAGATGAAAATCTCAGCCCATGAGAAATCAAAACTGACAGGCGTACTGACATCATGGTTAGGTTCTGCTCCTGGTGCAGGATTCGACACTGAATCTTTAAGAGGTAAAGGAGCGATGATTAACATCGTGGAAAAGACTTCAATGAAGGGCAGGACCTATTCCGATATTACATCGGTAACTCCAGTAATGGCAGGAATGGAAGCACAGGTTCCACAGGCATCGAACTTTACGATACCAGGCGGATCACCTGCTCCTGCACAACCGGCTCCCGCTGTTGTACAGCAACCCGTACAACCTGTTCAGGCGACTCAGGCGACTACCACTGTAACAGTCGAGCAACCGCAGACAGTTCAGCCTGCACAAACACAAATGTTTTCCCAACCTTCTTCAGGGCAGAGCGTTCCGTTCTGAGTAGTGTATAGACATAATAATACCCTTGGGTGGCCGGTTAGTGTGTGGCCGGTCACCCTCTACCCCAACAACAACGACATGAATCCAATAATACTTTTAGCAATAGGGTGGCTCGCCGTAGTCATCGATATTTTTTTAACATGAGAGATTTAAAGGAAATTTTTAAGGCCGTAAGGAAGGTGGGCTTTACCAAAGGAGATATACTCAGCAAGAATCGTAAACAACCTTTAGCCTTGGTTCGACAGGTGGCAGTTTGGCTTGCTCGAGAAGGCAGAACGCTCGAGGAGTTGGGCGATATATTTAATCGTAACCATGCGGCGTGTTTACATTCGGTAAGACAAGTAGATAATCGTTTATCCTATAATGACCTAGAGGTTGCCGAATTGATGGAAAAGATGGAGGTGGCTACATGATCTACATCAAGCGAACCATCCACCTGGTATATTTTTTATACCGATGTGGGAAGGAGGTAATCCGTGGCTATATTAACACAAAAGCCTAAACGAGGAGGAGGTGGCCATTGGTACACTGCAACAGGAGAGGCTCGCCATACGATGCCCAAGGCGGACGGGAGTGGCGATAGGAATACCGATTTAAAAGATGCTAGAAAGTATCGATTGATACCTTCGGTGACAACTATACTCAGTATGCTTGCAAAGCCTGGGCTTGATTGGTGGAAGCGGAATCAGCTTTTGAGAATAGCATATGATAATCCTCCAAAAATGGACGAATCTTTTGAACGATTTGCATACAAGTGCTTAGAATTGCATCAACAACCTGTGGAAGATGCGGCTAGTTTTGGAACTCGGGTACATGATGCAATCGAAAAATACTTCGAGGGATATCCTATCGATGATGATCTCCTTGAATATGTAAATCCAGCGTTCGCCTGGAAGCAGGAGAATCAATTACGATTCATTGAGCGGGAAAAGATTCTCGTCAACATGGAACATGGGTTTGCCGGTACTGTTGATATTGTGGGACTCGGGGCGAATAACGAGAAGTTCATAGTCGATTGGAAAACAAGACGAACTGAGCCTGGTAAGAAGGTAACAAGTTACGAATATCAGATTCATCAAATAGCCGCCTATGCCGCTACATACTGGGGCGAGGATCAGGTGGAGCAGATGCAGGTGCATGGAGCGAACTGCTACATATCCTCTACGGAACCTGGTCGCTATGAGGTAATAAAATATTCCCCCGAAGAACTGAGGGATGCATGGCAGGCATTTAAGTCATTATGCCGACTATGGCGTTCGGTTAAAGAATACGATCCTAGGAAAACATCCGACTAATGGGACCTGCTCGATATGGGAACGGACCAAGGCCAACGATTAGCTATGAGGCTTTATTTCCATCGACTGAGGAGATGCAAAGGGCATGGGCATACTTTTGGTCGCAGAACCGGCTCAGTATCGATGAGCACGGGCGGAAGTATCGGACGAATGATCCGAGGGTGATGCCTGCATCTCGAGAGTTTGAATTTAAGAATAGGAGGAGGAGGAAATGACTTTTAGAGCAATCCTAGTTTTGGGCCGCAAGGCGATAGGAAAACGAGGGATACCTCCACGACACTCGGTGGGCTAGGGTTGCTCTATTCTTTTTAACACTATGAACGAAATGGAAATTAAAATGGGACTGGGGCTACCCCGAGGGGAGAAAATTATTATTAAGATGGGTGCGAGACAGGCGGACATTTGGCTCGACCATGAGGAGTTTGCCTGGCGGGTAAAGATCGACAGGGATCTCCCCGAGACAACTTACCCTCACCTCGAGAATGCGATCCTGTCCGCACAGACACTTCTAAGGGAGGTTACATGATTGTCGCTTTCGATCTAGAAACCTATTGGACCAAGCGTTACTCAGTCGCCAAGATCGGACTCGACCGATATGTGAAGCACCCCGACTTCCGAGTTACCCTGGTATCCATCGTAACGGAGGATGGATTTGAATGGGTAGGGGAGCCACAGAACTTGCCGGTCGAGCGATTGAATGGCCATACCCTTATCTCCCACAATGCCGAGTTTGATTCGGTCTGTGCAAGGGCGGCCATCTGCAAAGGACAGATGCCCGAGTTTATGCCTGCTGATTGGATATGCACCGCAGACATGGCATCGTATCACCAGCTACCCCGATCCCTTGCCGGTGCAGTCAAGGAACTTTTCAACGAGGAATTATCCAAAGATGCCCGCGAACATATGGCAGGCTTATCGGTTACAGAAATTCAATCCAATTCTAATTTTGTAAACTATGCCTTGGAAGACAGCCGAGCCTGTTTGCGTGTATATCAGGAACTGGATGTCGGATTTCCCGAGAAAGAGAGATTGCTGTCATCCCTGACCCGAAGGATCGCTTCCCGTGGATTGGCGATTGATGGTCCGCTTTGTCAGCAGTTCCTCGATAAGACAGATAAAATTTTAGAGGAAACTCCGAAACAAACAACTGAATGGAGACAGGCTAACTTAGCCAACCAAACATTCGAGAAACTACTGATGGGTCAACGATCCGACCGGCGGGTTCCTACCCGTCTGAAATACTGCGGTGCTCCTCATACGAAACGATGGAGCGGTGGAGGTGTCATTAACTTCCAGGCGATCCCTAACGATGGAATCGGTGACATCTCCGCAAGACAATGCCTCAAGGCTCCTGCCGGTCGGGTCTTAGTATCAGCAGACTTATCACAGATCGAACCGCGCGTAATTGCGTACCTGGTAGGCGATGCCGATTTCCTCGGATTAGTCAGGGGAGGAATCGATATCTACGAGGCACATGGCCGAGCTTCCAAACTCTATAAGGAGGATGAACCGATGGCCGAGCTTGCCCCTGAGATGAGGAAGCTGTGCAAGGCGAGACTGCTGGGCTTGGGCTATGGATGCGGACCAGCAAAGTTTGTCGAGGTAGCAAAAAGCTACGGGGTGAACATGACCGAGTCACAGGCGAAAGAACAGGTGCTTCTCTACCGAGCACAGAATCCTGATGTCATGCTCGCTTGGTCCAAAATGGAGGACCAATTCCGAGAATGGATGAAGGAGACTCCTGAGTGTATTACCTTCGAAACACGATGCGGTGTACCCGTCCGCTACTTCAATGCCCACGAAAAGGACGGGGATCTCTATGCCTCGACTACCCGAGGATATGAGCCGGTCAAAATTTACGGGGCTAGACTCTTTCAAAACATCGTGCAGGCAACCGCCCGATCCATATTCGCCGATGCCCTCATCCGAATCGAGGCCGCCGGCTTGCCCGTCTGTCTCCATGTCCACGATTCAATCTGCCTAGAGGTAGGCGTGGACGAGGGACAGGCGGCACTGGACTTACTTTTACAACTACTAACCCAAGAATCTCCGAACTACCAGGGACTCCCCCTGGCGGCAGAAGGAGAGATCAAAAACCACTACTAAATATGATACAAGAAATACAATTAACAAATGATCAGCTAATCTCACAGTTTAGAGAAGCAATAACTAATGGCATTAATGGCTTTGTACGAGCAGGAGAAATATATGTTCAAGCTATAGATCAAGATCCTGCAAATGCAGACAGAATGCAACTTGAGTTTAATGATATAGTTCCCCCAAAAGCATGGAAGCAGTTTGAAGCTATTGGCAGAAAGTGGGTGCATCCTAAGTTGATTCTCGGTGGAATGTCAGATGCCAAAAAGACTAATATCGTAAAGCGTTTACCCTACAGTTTGCAGAATCGAGTCTTTGAGGGTGAGAAGTTTGAACTACTTATTTCCGGCGGAGATGTTCTAGAGGTCAGTGCTTTGGATGCAAGCACTGAGCAGGTTACGCAATTATTTGGAGACGGAAATTTAAGAAGTTTACGGGAACAAAAAGCATATATCGAAAATAGTAAGTTACAGGAAGATCTTAAGCCACAGGAACTACCTTATTATGTGCAGAAGGGTAAGATCATATTCCGTAAGAATACCGAACTAACAAGGGCAGAGATGAAGCAATTGCTGACTCAACTATGAGGTCAAAACGGAACAGGGATAAATGCAGGCGTAATAAAGAGTGGGATAGAAGACATCGAAAGTTCTACGGTTTTGTATATCGACTACAAAATAATTATTTAAAAAAAAGTGAGACCCTTGCTTTGGGACTAATGTTAAGATTCGATAATATTCGGAAATGCTATCACCCATTGCGTTGGATTTCACAGGAGGAAATAGATTCGCATTACAATAATCCTGAAACATGGGAATCGAAAGAATTGGATTTTCCCTGCATTGAGGCTTGGGTCAATTATTCAGGAGCAAATCCCTATAGAGGTAGAAATGGATTTTGGCTAATATATAAACCTGGATTTTACCGAGTTGGTTTAAAGCCGGTATTAAATTCTGAAGGTCGGGTATTTAAGCATAAATATTTTATGCATTACTACAATGGAATGCCAAATTTGAAACACTGTAATGGGAGAAACTACAACAATGATGTGTCGAGAGCATTTCATAGAGTTCTGAAATATTACAGAAAAATTGAGGAGCAAATTCATGAGAGGATCATGCTTATCCAACAAACAAAAACCGAAACTTACAATCGACTTAAAAATAAACAAATTATGCGAAAATTTATGGAACGAGAACTATCAAGAAAAAGAGCAAGAAGGGTTAGAGATGTAACACCTACTCGAGAAACAAAATCATTTTTCCAAGCGTTAGCTATAGGATCAATATTCAAGGAGGAGGTAACCCTATGAAATTACATCCTATCCATTACATCCTATTCGGCCTGGCGATCATCGCCTTCGCCTACACAGTTCTATCCTTTGCAGTAGCGATTCTATGACTTACCCAGCACCTAAAATAATCGGCCTCTGTGGCTCCAAGGGAGTGGGTAAATCGACTTACGCCAAGTCATTCGAGGGTGCCACCATCCTGTCATTCGCCACCCCGATCAAGGAGATGCTCAAGGTAATCCTACCGCATCCCGCTTGGCTCGAGAAAAAGGAGGAACCGATACCAGGCTTCCCCGATGGAATAACTGTCAGGCGGATGCTTCAGGAGTTGGGAACCTCCTTCGGTAGGGAAACTATTTACCCAAATCTATGGGTCGATATTGCCATGCGAAAGGCCGAGGATCACCTGGGCAGGCGACTGATCATATTTGATGACATTCGATTCCCCAACGAGGCGTGGGCGATCAAGCGACTAGGCCACAGGCATGAAATCCTAACACAGATCATTCATATTTCAAGGAAGGGACATGAGCCCGATGAGAATGATCTCCATGTCTCCGAGGCGGGATTGCCAAAGTATTTCATCGATAAATGGGTGACTGTGGATGAAGAAGGAGAGGCGACAGAATAACTCCGTCCGTAAGATGGCGACCGATGCGAGGCTCAAACAAATGCTTCGCTCGGTCCCATCCGATCATGCCGGATTTACTCAGGATGAAATCGCACGAAAAGCAGGCGTTGCCCGTGAAACCATCTCCAAGATTGAAAGAGGGGCGATGCTAAAAATCACTGAGCAGATCGCCCGACTACTCGCAGAAGAATAATGGCCACCCTCAAAGGAGATCTTCGCAGATGCCTCGAGAATCTGCCAGCAGGTACACTGTCTCACCACGACATCATCCTGCGACTCGCCCTCGTGGTGACCAGGCATATCGATGATGCGAGTGAGGCGGAACGGGCAGTCGAGCGAGTCCTCCGAAATGTATCCCATCGACCCAACCAACCTTCCGAGGTCAGGAACGCTGTTAAGGGAGCCTACGACCGCCATCAGAATCCTCACATACCCTCCAACCCGATTAAGGTCACTCAGCCCGATCCATCCCTCAAGGAACAGAATCTAGGCGAGGCAGGGCTGTTCGAGAAATACACAATAAAATCCGACCCCATTCCGATGAATGCCGGTGAGGCGGTCAGCAAACTCTTCGATCCATCCGAGTTTATATTTATACAGAGACAGGTGGCTGAGAAGGGCAGGCTACTATCCGCATCCGATTGGATCGCTCAACCCGATCTCGCCCAATACCAGTTCATCACCTATAACACTTTCCCCGCCCAAGCGACCAACCGATCAGAATCTCAGGTGCTCGGACGAAAATATCTGCTCCACGAAACAGATGATCCATCCCTGACCTTTGAGCAACAGCTTGGACTGATTAAACGACTCGAGAATGAGGCCGAGCTTAAGATGATCGTAAACTCAGGAGGTAAATCCCTCCATGCATGGTTCAAATGGACTCCCGGCAATAAGAAGGCATTCCTCGAGCTATCCCAAAAACTCGGCGGAGATCCACGATTTAAACTAATGAACCAACTTTGCCGGCTACCCTGGGGAACCCGTCGCAAAGAGGCCAGCCTGCCAGCCGCCCAGCCGATCATCTTTTGGAAGGATTGAATGATCCACAAGTTCTTCCTCAAAAAAATGATCGCACGACGATTTATTAATCTAGGCGTTCCCGTAAAGGAAGCCTGCCACTTTGCCGATCAGATGGATGATGAGAAGTCCGTCCTAATCGTCCGCGATCCCGATACCTTTAAACCCGATATAATAGTTCTAATAAAAACCAAACATAAATAACAACATGGCCAGAAGAGAAGACTACCTAACACCCGAAGTGCTCGCCGATGTGGATGAGGTGGACCGATACCTCGCCTCCAAGGGCAAGATCGATTACCCAACCCACTCCGAACAGGATTCACCGCCCACTGCTTACTCCATAGCAATCGATGATCCGCTCCCTCCACCCAAGTTCCTTTCCCTCGAGCAGATGATGACCCATAACACCGATCCCATGCCCAAGCAGGTGATCGAGGGTGTTCTCCACAAAGGCTCCAAGATGATCATCTCAGGCTCATCCAAAGCCGGTAAAACCCTATCCCTCCTACACCTCGGCCTAGCCGCCGCCAACGGGTCCACCTGGTTAGGCCACCGCACAGCCACCTCCAAGGTAATCTACCTCGACTTTGAACTTAAACAACGCATTGCCGCCCGCCGAATAGCCGAGATGGTCAATGCGAATGACCAGTATGACCCCAAGAATCAAAACTTTATGTACTGCTCCTTACGAGGCCAGTCCCGTACCCTAGAAGACCTCGTCCATCACATCGAAGACTTAGAAGACCACCGCCCTGACCTCGTAATTGTCGATCCCTTCTATAAACTCGCCACTGGAGCCGATGAGAACGATGCCGGTGCTATCTCCGAAGTCGTAAACCGCATGGAGAAGTTCTCCGAAAGACTCGACTGCTCATTCGTCTATGCTCATCATTTCTCCAAAGGAAACAAGTCTGACACGGACCACATCGACCGGGCATCAGGGTCAGGCGTGTTTGCCCGTGACCCCGATGCCATCCTTACCCTGACCCCTCACGAAGAAGAGGATCACCTAGTACTCGAGGCCACCCTCCGAGACTTTCCGACTCCCTCCCCCCAAGTGGTAGAATTTTCTTGGCCGAACTTTATCCACAAGCCTGACCTCGAACCCAAACTCCGAAAGCCAGGGCAGACGAAAGCCAAAAAAGATCGCCTGAATAAACTATCTGATGCTCTTGTCGAGTTGCTTAAAATTAATTCGATCATGGGGCTGAATAATCTAAAAATTAAGCTCGAAGAGAAAACAGGTGAAGAAATTCATCCCGATACCATCAGAAATATTATAAAAAAGGATGAAAATATTATTGTACAAAAGAGGGGAAAAGGTCTCGAAAACATTTATAGCTATAAGCAGGATTAGTGTCTCAACTCTGTCTCAAAAGTAGTAGTCGTCGCCTTATATAGAAACAACGACTACTACCCCTAAAAGGCTAGAGGTAGTAGTTGCCCGCCCTGCCGGGCACAACTACTACACTTGCCTAGCCATAAAAGCGACGACTAGTTAAATCGAATGAAAGCATACATCGTACTACCACTTACTCGGAGGAGGAGAATAACAGGAAAGAACCCTGTGCTCGTAAAAGGCTTTGATCGGGTGAATAGGAGTCAGAAGACTCGCTGGTGTACAAAAACGCTCTCAGCGTCCTCTACGGGGCTTTAAACGCTATTCCTGTGGATTAGGCTTCATACATCTCTACAGGAATAAATATCTGTCACAGCCAAAACTATTATCTCCTGACACAGCCAACCTGCCAACATATCTGACACAGCCAACCTGCCAAGCTGGCAGTCCAAGGATTGCAGGTCAGGCGGATGTCTCTACATCCGAAACCTCAGCATCGACTACCTTCTCATCTTTCAGATTGGCAAGCTCGGCTCGGATCTCGTCCAGGCTCAAAGATTTCTTTACCTCTATGGTTTGGGTAGGCTCGCCTTCATATTGTCTGTGCTTGTCGATTAATATGCCGGTGGCGATTGGCAGGACTCCGTTTGGTATCTCATCGTCTTGTAGCTTCGTTATGAGCTTTTCTACGGCAAGATGAGTCGCAGTGCCAATTAAGCCTCTCAAGTGCTTTTTAGAGTCCTTCAGGGCTTCCTGTTCCCTAGATTTGACTACGGCAATCGTATGGGCTGAAACTTTACAGGCTTTAGTGATTGAGGTAATCGTTGCACCCTGTGCCAGCATTGTAACCACTTTGGCGTAGTCCTTTGGTCGCTTATCGTAAAGCTGTTGGCCAGTAAATACACCTGGGCAGACTTCTTCGGTCTTTAGGTTAGCTGGTAGATTCTCGGCATATTCTACCTTTCTTGGTCGCTTTGTAGGCATAAAATCAATCGGTGTAGCAATTTGAGAATGAATTATCAATAAGGTATTTGGCAAGGCTAATTAGACATAATCCTTATTATGCGTAACTCGTAAAAATCTAGTTTTGTTACGGATACATATATATATCAGTGACTTACGGAAAAAACGCACTATTTCGCACTATAAAAAATATTATGATCCTGACAAACAGACAGGGGGGGAGGGGGTCAGGTTGAGCGGTCTGCCGGCCACCGCGACCGATTGTGTCCCATAAAAAAATTCTGACAAATTGCCCAACCCGATGTCCGCCCACCCGCTCTATCTGCTAACATGGACATATGCCACTCGAATGGACACCCCATCCCGCTCTCCCGCCCCTCAGCAAATCGGAACTCCTGCGGATGACCCCTGAATCGATTTTGGCGTATTGGGAGACCAGGGAGCAGGCTATTAAAGATGAAAAGGATGATCCTTACAGATGTGGCTTTGAACTGGATACCTGGAAGCGGGCAGATGAACAGTTAAAGAATCACTCGGAAATACTCGTTATGGGAGGGAACAGGGCAGGAAAGTCTGAATGGGCAGCCAAGCGGGTAGTGCAATCCCTTGTTGAGAACCCAGGAACGATCATATGGTGTCTTACGGAGACATCGGCCAACAGTATACAGTTCCAGCAGAAGCTAATATTTAAGTACCTACCAAAGGAGTTTAAATCGTTAGGTAGGGGTAAGGTCGGATATGTCATGTACAGCCTTCGTAATGGCTTTACTGCATCTAAATTCACACTGCCTAATCGCTCTGAGTGTATTTTTAGATTTTGGCAACAGGACATCAGCACAATCGAGGGAGGAGAGATCGGCTGTCCGCAGGAACCGGTCAACGGAACCCATAATATCGGCTATTGGGCAGATGAATTGGTACCGATGAGCTGGGTAAATACACTTCGTTTTCGGACAGTTACCCGCAATTCCAAGGGAATTATCAGTTTCACGGCCGTTGATGGCTGGAACTCGGTGGTAAAGAGTATGCTCACAGGAGCAAGAACAGTGGAATCGGCAAAAGCGGATCTTTTGGACGGTGAAGAGGTTCCCCTCGTTCAACAGCCCATCCGCAAAGCCAGCTCTGTGGTGTATTTTCATACAGCGGCCAACCCCTTTGGCGGATGGGCGGCGATGAAGAATCAATTGGAGGGGGAGAAGAGGGAGACTATTCTCTGTCGTGCCTATGGAGTCCCTGTGAGGCAGTCTAGGGCTGTGTTCAAAAATTTGACAGACCGCAACTATGTACAGGCTGAAAATCTCCCTGATTTTACGGATGCGAATTGGGTATTATCGATTGACCCTGCTGGAGCAAAGCCCTGGACGATGGTATTATTTGCAGTCGATCCTCATGGGGTCGCCTGGGCGGTTAAGGAGTTTCCTGATTTTGACACCTGGGGTGGATGGATTGACCTGACCAAGGACAAGCTAAGTGCGGGAGAGGCGGCACAACCGAATGGGTATGGATTAAAGGATTATGCGGATGAGATTAGGCGGATGGAATCGATTTGCGGGGATAATATGGTAACTCGGATAATCGACCCGAGGTTGGGGGCGGCGAGTTATCAGAAGTCGGAGGGATCTTCCAACATCATAGACGATTTATCGGATGAAGATATCATTGTTGAGCCGGCGGAAGCACTCGACATCGAAACAGGACTCCAGGCGATTAATAATTTATTAGCATGGGATCGGAACAGGGATATGGATTTGGATAATAAGCCCCGGCTGATGTTTTCGGATGAGTGTCAGAATCTGATTAGTTGTATGCAGGCATACCAACCGACTGCCGGATTAAAATGTCCGAGTAAGGATTTCGTGGATAATGCCAGGTACTTCGCAGTGGGCAATTTTGAATACTTCGATGAGGAGGAAATGGTGGCAACAGGAGGAGGATCGTATTGATGGGTAAGAAAAATGTACAGATATCAAAGGCAGTCAGGCAACAGATCGTAATGGCCAGGAACTCGGGGATGAGTTGGCCGAAGGTGGCGGAGTTGGCGGGATGTGCGAGATCGACTGTCCAGCGGATATATAAGCAGGAGAGCAAGCCGGTGGTCCCGCTCGAGGAGGTAAAGAAGACAGTGGAGATTGAGGAGGCGAGGGTATTGAAGATGGTCCCGAATGTTCGGATGATGCTTATTTACTTTGAGCACAAGGAGGGGATCGGGAGGTGTATAAAGAGGCCAAACGATAACCATCCGCCCAAGAGCATGGTATTGGTGAGAAAAGTCGAGGGGGAGGATGATCTGTATCGCAAAGCATGAGACTGAGGCACAGATGCAACGGAGGATCGATCTGATGCTTCGGGAGATGGTTGTGGATGAGGCATTGGATGCGATGGAGGAAGAGCGGGAGGTAGAAAATTTCACCTTGGAACAGATAGCTGACTTTGTGGGTGTAGGAAAGGATACGATTGATCGGATTCAGTCCAAAGCCATGAGAAATTTTAAATTAAAAATGTTAAGATTGGAAAATTAAAGTGATGGAGAACGAAGTACAGATTTTTGAAGACAAGCCCGATGTTGATGAACTCAAGTTCGAGTTTGAGCGGGCAAAAGCGAATTTATCGACATGGATGGACCGGGCAGAAGATGCTCGGGAGGTTCGTTTCAACGAGTGGGCAGGCAAGACGGGTGACGGAAAGAAGAGTGGACCTGAAGCCTTTCCCTGGTCAGGGGCAAGTGACCTTGATCCGAATGTGATTAATCCATTGATCGATGGCGATGTTGCCACCCTGACACAGGCGTTGACCAAGGCTAACCTGGTGGCGGCACCCGTGGAAAGTGGAGATGTGGCATCGGCCAAGCTGGTTACTGAGTTTCTCCGATGGCGAATGGGTACGATGGATGAACTGATGAGGGAGTCATCGATTGGAGCGAATTATTTATTACAGAACGGGGTAACCTTCTTCGGTACTTACTGGAAGCAGGAGAAGGCGAGAAAGTTTGAACCGATCAGCCTCGAGCAGATTGCCCAGCAATCGCCTGAACTGGCAATGGCGATAGAAGATCCTGAGATGAAGGAGGGAGTCGAGGAGATGTTTTATCCCCTCTTTCCGAAGCTCAAAAAGCGTAGGGTCAAGAAGATGCTTAACGAGTTACGGAATACAGGTGAGACCGAAATTCCGACCGAAAAAGTGGTCGTAAATCGTCCTGCGGTTAAGGCATACGAGTTAGGCAGGGAACTGATCGTGGACAGTAATGTAATCGATTTGGAATCCGCCAGGAGCATTCACTGCATTCATTATTATTCGCCTGAAGCGTTGAAGCAGAAGGTAAATGAGGGATGGGATGAAGCGTGGATTGATGAAGCGATTGAGAAGGCGAAAGATTTTTACGAGGAGAGATACAGCGACTCGGCCATGCATTATGACTATGGCACAAGCTATGGCAGTCAGCACTACGAGGGGCTTATTCGGGTAGTTACTACCTATCGGAAAGAACTCGATGAGGATGATGTTCCCGTGGTTACCAAGACCTGCTGGACGGATGAGATGGATGAAGCAGGTTTCCATGAGCCGGTTGGATATGATGAAGGCAGATATCCGTTCGTATGTATCACGCGAGAGCATTTAAACCATCGTTTACTGGACTCTCGCGGATACCCTGAACTGCTTAAGAGTTATGAGTTGGCGGTAAAGACAGAAGTCGATAGTCGCCGAGACCGAGCATCGATGAGCACCATGCCACCGGTGGAATATCAGATTGGCCGTAGGCCTGAGCGTTTAGGACCAGGAGCACAGCTTGGGGTACGCCGTAGGGGAGAGGTCGGATTCATGGAGATCCCCCGTTATTCGCAGGCAAGCATGGAAGTGGAGATGCAAATCCGCCAGTTGTGTAATCGTATCACAGGTCGGGCGACTGGACCTGACGATGCGGTGGAGGCCAATGTGATAAAACAGCACCTGGTCAACTGCTGGCTAAGTGGATGGAAAGAAGTTTTGAAGCGTGTATGGTGCTTGGATCGAACTTACAGCGGACCCATGATTTGGTTTCGGGTAACAAATAATGAGCAGGGAGCACAGCTTATTTTGGATGAAACTGCTGAGTTGTATGATTTTAACATTAGCTGGAACTCGATGAACCAGGACGAATCCAAGGTGATCGAAAAGCTTGATACAGTTGGTAAGCTGATGGCTCAGTACGACCGCAGTGGTCAGGCTCGATTCGATATTTATCTTCGCAAGGTATTGGAAGCGATTGATCCTAACCTGGCATCGCAATTAATCATGCCACAACAGGAGGCTACCGATAAGGAGATTCAGGAAACTTCTGCGGATATAGCCAAGATAGCATCGGGTCAGGTGGTCAATGTTCCACAGCAGGGAGTAAACTCTCAGCTTCGTCTGCAACAGCTTCAACAGTACATCCATGGAACTCCCGAAATACCGGCACAGGATGTTCAACAGAGAATGCAAGAGGACGAGAATTTCGCGAAGAGGCTTCAAACATATGCGGGTCAGCTCGAGATGATGGAAGTACAGAACCGCAATAAACTAATTGGCCAGCTAGGGACAGCCCCTGGCAATGTACCAGGTACATCGATGGCCGCTTAGATATGAAACTCATCAAAGATGAGATTAGGGACTGGTCAAGCAAGGTTCTAGAAGTGCCTAGCCCTACATTTAATGGGATGCCACCTTGCCCATACGCAAAAA